TCCCAAATTAAAAGTAGGATCAAGATCTTTCGGATCTTCCACCCTCATTACAATTTGATCATCAAACAAAAGAATAAGGCGAACTCCCTTATAGAAGAGTTTAGTTCCCGCATGTTTACCGTAGCAGACATGATCTCCCACAGTACACCAAGAACCTCCAGGAAACTTATCCTTATCAAGATATGCCAAGTCTCCAAGCTGAAGAACTTGACCAACAGTAGTCAGATATGACATATCATCTTTAATTGAATCCGGTATAAAGATACCACCTTTGGTAATACTTTTTACTGATACCGGTCGCACCAAAATATGAAATCCTGGTAACGCAGGTAGCGGACTTGGATCAGGAACTTCTTCCAGATCTGTGATCCAGAGATCGTTTTTCAAAGCCGCACCAGTGCTAACTTGTCGCATCTTATTCCTCATCCTCCTGATATATACGTTTTTTAATAATACTTGTTAAATTATTTCTGGCCCACTCTATGCCAGATATTGCACCAACAAGCTGTCGATAATGGGAATAGTCTTCCGCCGATCCATTACCTAATGTAGTTTTAAGTTTATTTATTTCGTCATTAAACTCAATAACTACTTCATCCCAGATATCCATTAATCAAAAAGAGTATTCTTATTTACTTTTTTTATCGGCTCTGGCATTTTCCACGAATCAGTGGGCCATTCATTCAGAACAGCACGTTCACTACGCAGTCCTACAATATCCTTATCATAGGCATCTCCATAAGTTTTACTTTTACTTAGTACGTGTTCCGGGTAACCCTTACCTTTATTCATCATTAGATATCTCCTTTTGTTGTGCTATGGCCATCTTAACAAGAGCATCCAGCCCCTTTGTGTCAAGTTCCTTATTCTCTTTCATATTTGCCATGAGCATCTCTTTCATTGCTCTTGTGGCTTCTCGTTCATCTTCTTTATTTACTTTAAACTCTTCCAGAGCAGTTTTTGTTACAAACTCCATATTTTTTATTTTCTCTTTACTTTCCCGATCTGCTTCGGATTTCTCACGTTTAAAGTTATCCGTAGATCCTGTTTTCAACATTCCAATAATCTGCTCGTTCTCTTCAAGCTCAAGCTTCTTATTCTTAATCTCAAGTTCAGCAACATTGGTAGCTGTATCAGCTTGTAATTTTTGTTTCTCCAATTCAACTTTGGCCTGTTCTATAGCTAGAAGTTGCTGTTCAGGAGACTGTGCTTGGCCCATAGCTTTATTTGCATTCATTATCTGTTGAGCAGCTTCAGCCATTGCCATCTCTATAACAGCAGGATTGTTAGCCTGTTCAGGTACTTTCTTAAGAGATTCTTCGGTAATACCACTTATCTGCTCTTGATATTTCATAATAGAATGTTCTTGAATATTAGCTTCCAAAATAGGACGAATACGTTCCATAATCGGATTAGCGCCATTTACAGGATCTTGTAGATACAACATCTTTACCTGAATATGGGCATCATGATTCTGTCCGGGAAAAGCCCCAACCGGAACTCCCTTGGTAGCTGCCATAATATCCGATACCGGGTCCATTGGTTTTGGTTGAATCTTGGGAGGAAGTATCTCCTCCACATTTGGCATATTGGCCGCATTAAGAATAGTTCTATTAAGTGCTTCCAAATTAAACATACCAGGGGGAGATTGCTGGGCCATTTGAAGAGCCATATTCGCCATCATCATGCGGTGAGCATTGCTGGGAATATTAGGATCACTTACTGGAATAACGTCTATTCGACCATCAAAATCCTTTTTAAAGATACTCCGATCCTCATAGGGAACATCATAGGGATATTCCAAAGGAAGATAATCATAGTTAATTCGAGCAAGAATCCTAAATTCATCTTTTTGAGATTTATGTAATCTTTTATGAATTGCCGTGAAGAACTTACTACTGGCTTCAAGAAGCGCCATAGTCGTACCAACGGGTCCATAGGAGGCAGCATCAGAGATAACCTGCTCTGTACTATCCGCAAACTTCTGACCAGTAGCAGCTACGAAATTCAGCATCTGGAATAGAGTAGCGGAAGGCTCTTTATATGGAAGGGGAACAATAGCCTTGGATAAATCTATACCAGTTGCCTCAACCTCCTTGAACTCGCCAGGAGAAATAGGATCGTTATCTCCAACCATCCTTACTCCCTTGGCCTTAAACCCTCCAGGTAAATTGGCAAATTGACCAGCATCTATTAAAGAACGCATAGCTGCGGTGGCACTCATTGTCAGATTACCCAGAAAGTGAATAAGACCTAGTCCGTAAAAACCAAAGCCTGGAACAAATCTATAATGCACAAAATGGCTTATTTTCTCTTTGTTCGGATCATCTTGCTTATAGTTTCTACGAATACTAAGCACTTGTCGAGATTGCTGTTCTACGGTTACAATATACGGAAGTGCTTCTTCTTCTTCATTAAGACTGAGATAACAGTGTTGTTCAAGTAAAATATATTGAGGATCGTTATCAGAAGAAGGAGACAACCCAATGATAGTATCCATCTTCTCAGAGAAAGCTGTCATATTATTCATAGAGGGGGTTGGAAGATCTATATCTTGATAGACACCCACTCGAATATCCCGGTCTAACTCTACGGGACTCCTGTAAATAACATGCGTGTAACGATCTGCATTACCAAGATCAGTTGCATAGTAAGATATGTAAAACTGATCAATCGGTATAAATTCTGATCGGGGACGCTTAATCGTAGCATCATAGTAAATCTTTTTAAAGGAGGAGCCAATCAAGGGAAGATGGAACAACATCCTTTCAAATTCATCGAAGTATTCCGGCATCTGCTCTGTGAGCTGATAATTCATAAAGTTCTGAACACGATTGGCTTGCAGTTCTTTCTCAGGAGTTGACTTGCCAAATATCCGTGTTTTGATTGGACCGTTGGAAGGAAAGAGTTCTCCAGAAGCTTTTGATTGGAACTTAACAGCCGACTCAATCAAGAGAGGATGAACAGCTGTACAGGCACCTTCAAAAGGTTCTGTGCCATGCTCTAACTTTAAACCAAGCAGATCAAAGCCTCGCTCAAACATAGACTCCCACTCAGCTCTGGATTCTTTGTCGGCCTCAAAGTTTCCTATAATATCCACAGCTATGCTTGCCAGATCAGAATCATCTAAAGATTCTGATATATCTCCATACCATTCAGCAATATCTTCAGAAGCTTCCATCTCTGTGACCTCTGAGAAATCCACCGTGACTCCTCCATCTGTTGGATCAACTTCGAAGGTAGCTTCCCCAGTCTCTTCCATATTAGGCATGGGTACTACGTTACCACTTTCTTCAGGTATCATTTCAAAAGGATTGCGTTCTGTTGCCATTTAGATATTCCTAAACTTGTTTTATTTCTGAAGTAGCTATGCCATTAAAGACGGTAGAACAGGCTGGTTCGGTATTTCTACTTCTACTTCTTCTTTTTCTTCTTCTTCTTCTTCTGGAGCAAGCTTACTTGAATCTCCACTAATTCTTTTAAGGAATTCTGGATCATCAGCATATATCCTTGTAAGTCTATCCCTCTCATCCTTATTAATCAAGTCTGCAATCGCTCCAATACCCTCAGGATCATCATCTTCTTGTAACCTCTTAAAATATGCCGCCATAGCGGCCTGATCATCCGAGGTATCCGAGGACTTCGTCCCCCTTAATTTCGGTTCGACCATGCCCATGATACTGGCTCCGATGCCGTAAGCAGGAATACCATTGGTTCCCTCCATAGGCTTACCGTGTCCACCCATAGCTTTAAGCAAGCTGGACTCATCAGAATTAATATAGGAAAGTTTATGCGGCTCTCCACCAATATCCATTACTTTCTGAATAGAAGATAGCCCACCTTCCGAAGGTTGACATATTTCTATATTAATTGATATTTTTTGAGGCGACGGCTGAGACATCTGCAACGCTCTCTTTGCCGCTAAATTAAATAAGTCAGACATGATTTTATACTTCCCCTTCTTTGACCATGCTACTATTATATCACATTTCTACCAGTTTCCCAAATTTTATATGTTCCAATAAGTGGGAGCTTTTGCTCTGGGCTTTTCATCATACTCAGGATCGTCAGGATGGGTAAGATGCCAGGACTCTTTCATGTAGTTAACCGCCATTGTAAGAGCATCCACCTGATCATCATGAGCTGCATTTGGAAACCGTATTAACTCTTCAATAAGATCGTCTGCCCATTTCTTACCCTTGGGTATCCACAACCTGCCAGCTTCCATTATAGGTGTGGATGCATAAACTCTGGATACCTTATCTCTATCTGGAAGATACTCCATCACAGGAAGACCTGCTCGTCTCATATCTTGAATAAGTGATTGACCACTAGCTTTCTTTTCCACTATGCATACATCAGGACGATGCTTCTCATAAAGCTTCTGAGCCATTCTGCGCAGCTCAGGATATTCAAAACGGCCTCTTATATTACCCAGCAAGATCAGATGTGGAGAAAAATCTTCATAGCCTTTCCCGTCCTGATTATACTGAAAGAAGATCCCCCATGTTTGTATCACACTGAAATCAGCGGTAGTCCGTGTAGAAAAGGCTGTGTCGAATGTCTGGATAATAAAATCACACTCAGGAGGTTCTGGATCATCCCAGCTCTGAAGCCACTTTTTCTTTATTAGACCACCCTCTTCGGGAGTGGGATCTTGCATGTACAGAGCGTTCCAATATCTGGCTCCATTGCTTGCTTTTATTTCATTCTCATCTATCTGAAGAACTGAATCAGGTTTCCATTCAGGAAAATAACTTGTACCTATTGGAAGATCAAGCAGATCGGAAGATTCCTCATCTATCCAAGCTGGGATACGAACAACATCCCACGGTATAGTTTCATATTCCGACATGTCTTCTTGCTGCTTAAGAAGCCATCCGCACAGATCATCATAGTGATACCGAGTATTGATTATTACTATGGAACCTCCCGGCATGATACGAGTTCGAAGTCCCGCTGGATACCATTCTTTTATGAATCTACGACCGGCTGAAGAGATAGCATCCTCTTCTGACATCGCATCATCCAGTATAGCCACATGAGCGCCACGGCCAGCAATCTGAGAACGAACACCAGCGGCATAGTAAGTACCATTCTGAGTGGTTTTCCACTTGCCAGCAGCTCGAACATCCGTGCGGAGAGACACACCACGGAATATCTTTTGAAACTCTTCTGTGTTTACCAAGTCTCTGACAGACCGACCGAAGTCGCTGGCCAGCTGATCCGAGTGAGATATAGTTAAGATCTCATCTTCAGGATTTCTTCCTATGTACCAAGCTGGAAAGAGCTTTGAACAGATCATAGACTTGGACGATCTGGGAGGAAGAAAAACCATCAATCTTTTAATATCCCCATCTTCTACCTGTTGAAGCTTATTGGCTATTACTTCTATGTGGCGACCCATCTTAAAGCCAGATACAAGCGTGGGGGCCATTAATCTTACAAAGGATAAGAAGTCCTCATTACACTGAGTATTAACTTGCTCTGATAAAAGCCCTTGAAGCTCTATATAGGATTCTATATAGTTACTATTTAAATTAGTCATAACACTATTATACACTATAAACATTAGAATTACAATAGCTTTATTAAAAAAATAAAATAGTTAATAGTAATAATAGTTTAGAAGGCTCTATAAAGATCGACTTTTACATTTTGATGACTGACCCTTAAATTTTTCTAAATATACGTGGGTGGGGTTTTATATATATATGGGGGGCCGCAGTTTTTTCGATGGGGGTCCGAATAAAAATAGTTATGTCGCCGCTTTTCCAAATAAAGAGATACCTTTTACTTTGATTTCCTAGCTCTAGTCTTATAAACTCGCTGTCTATACTTCCTAATGCCTTGCTATTCTTGCCCTATACTTAAGCTTTACTTAAACTATACTGTCCTTGTGTGTGTCGTCATGGTTGGGCGTGTTTTTGTCGAATTGGACAATGTCTCCCATTTCCATAGTATACTAGTAGACTATCGAACACACTGATATTGCGGGATAAATTACCGCCTTTCTAACCCCATTGACACCGTAAGCTATATGAGCCATATTGATGATGTTAGACGATGTTATCCGCTCTTTTACATTGTGAAACTGATTAGACGAAC